CGCACAGTGGATCCTAGGCAAACAAGGAAACGCTTTGCTCAAAACCCTGATATGGCTTCTGATAACGTGGCATCCTTCAGGTGGACTCAGGCTCTGAGGAGAGGTCTCTCAAATTGGACCAATCCTGTGAAGTCTGATGTCATCACTGACACCAGGGCTCTGCTTGCAGCTCTTGACTTTGACAGAGTTGCACAGGTACAGAGGCTGATGAGAAAGGATAAGAGGACTGACACCGACCTCACAAAATTGAGGGATCTTAATAAAGAAGTTGATGCACTAATGAATATGAGAACAACACAGAAGGATAATGTTTTGAGGGTTGGTGGTTTATCTAAAGATGAGCTGATGGAACTTGCTTCTGACTTACAGAAGCTCAAGAAGAAGGTACTCAGAGTAGAGGGTAGTGGACAACCGGGTGTATATGCTGGTAATTTAACTACCACACAACTAGAGCAAAGGTCAAAGATCTTGAGAGACATGGGTTTTGCTCAACTAAGAGGGAATCCCTCTGGAGTAGTTAAAGTGTGGGACATCAAAGATAGCTCTCTTCTAATAAACCAGTTTGGATCGATGCCTGCTGTGACAATGGCATGCATGACTGAGCAGGGTGGTGAATCACTAAATGATGTTGTGCAGGGTTTGTCAGCACTTGGGCTCTTGTACACAGTTAAGTACCCAAATATGTCAGATTTAGAAAAACTTGCTGACCAATATCCTTGTTTGGGTTACATTACACAGGAACAATCACAAATTAATGTCTCTGGTTACAACCTAAGTCTTTCTGCTGCTGTAAAGGCAGGGGCCTGCATGCTAGACGGAGGCAACATGCTTGAGACAATTCAAGTGAAACCTACAATGTTCAGCTCAATGATAAAGGCTGTCCTGGAAGTGAAGTCAAAGGAAAGGATGTTTGTCAGTGAGGCTCCAGGGCAAAGGAACCCTTATGAGAACTTGTTGTATAAATTGTGTCTATCTGGTGATGGGTGGCCTTACATCGGGTCTAGATCACAGGTCAAAGGGAGAGCTTGGGACAACACCACTGTGGACTTAACAGACACTGGTAGTCCCAATCATCCACCAGTGCGGAATGGAGGCTCACCAAGACTCTCTCAACTTAGTCATGCTAAAGAAGAACAGATTCTCGAGGGTCTCAAAAGACTGGACAGCAAGGCAACTACCTGGATTGACATTGAAGGGACACCTAATGATCCAGTGGAATTAGCAATATTCCAGCCTGAGAGCGGCAACTACATCCACTGCTACAGGGAGCCCCATGATGTAAAGAGCTTCAAAGATCAGAGTAAATACTCACATGGAATGCTCTTGAAGGATCTTACAAACACACAACCTGGGTTGATATCCTTTATCATCAAGAATCTTCCTGCAGGAATTGTTCTCACTGCACAGGGGAGTGATGACATTGAGAAACTATTGGAGATGCATGCAAGGAGAGACATATCAATCATAGATGTGAGATTAACCTCAGAACAAGCAAGGCAGTTCGAGGACAAAGTCTGGGACAAGTTTGGCATTCTGTGCAACAAGCATAAGGGGATTGTTCTTGCAAGAAAGAAGAAAGGCTCTCCTCCTGGTAGTAAAAACCCACACTGTGCTCTTCTGGACTGCATCATGTTTTGCTCCACAATTGGTGGGTTCGTTGATGACAAGAAACCCACCAGACTTTTACCGCTGGACCTCCTCTATAGAGAGCAAGCCTCACTGATTGAGCTCTAAACTCCTTGACGCGAGCCTCGATGTCACACCCCAATTGGGGTGTGACATCGAGGCCAGTTACTGGTCTTGTTTCTGGTTGCCTATTTACCTTTCCTAACCCATCTAAATGGCTTCTTGGGTATCTTATAAAAACCACATGAACACAATGAATTTGAAGTCAATCTGTGAGGTTTTGGGCAACCTTCACCAATCAGGTGTCTGTGAGTAGGGATGCCAATCAACTGAAAGAATACTGTTGTTGTGAAGAACACCAAGGACCAGAAGCAAAGGTCAGCTAGAGCTAAAGGGGTATTCCCTTGTCTTTCTTCATATTCTTTCAAGAGCATGTCATTATAAAGTTTTTGGCTTTCCCACAACCATTCATTTTTAAAATGCGTTTCATTTAGGTAGCTACCATTTGAGACAAGCCAACATTGAGGCAGACTATGTTTCCCAGTTATGGTGTCATTCACATACCAAAACTTGGTGTAGTTACAGTACGGAATTTTGGCCAGTTGTTTGAGACTGTTTCTGATGACAAGTGAATCAGAAATCAAACCATTTATGCTTTTTTTCATCAGATTTAGACTGTTTTCAACATTTAACTGCAATGTTTTAATCGCATTTTGATTGAAGTCAAACAGCCTCATGGTGTCACAGAATTCCTCATTGTGATCTTTGTTGCATTTGGCCATTACAGAGTTATCAAAACATTTGATTCCTGCCCAGACAATTGCCCACTGTTCCAAACAGTATCCTCCAGGCACATGTTGGCCTGATGAGTCTGAAATGTCCCATGTGAAGAATCCCAAGAGTTTCCTGGAAACTGAGCTGTATGCTGTTTTTTGAATTATCATCCTTACAGTAGACATTGGTGAATAGGAGCAATGATTTGGCCATGTGGTGTTTTGAATCACAAGAAACTTGTAATGTGTCCCACCCTCACAGTTTGTTAGAGAGCACTTGCCAGAGCTGGTGCAGTTGTTGTAGCATTTCCCAACCCATGCTGCTTTATTATCTCCGATGATTTGGGCAAGAGATGCTATTAGATGTCTTCCAACTTCACCACCTTTGTCAGAGGTTGTCAGATTGTATTGAATCAACAGGCCAGCACCTGCTGTTGTTCTGCAAAGAGCCCCTATATGCCTCGTGACGTGGAGCACTGTGAAGTGAAGCTCGTTCAGGAGCCATTTCAGAGTGTGGCCTGCCTCACCTGTCTTGTCACAGTTGGTTATGTTCCCAAACCCAAGACTTCTGATTGATGTGACATTCTCATCAGATCTATTCATCACTGAAGTATTGGTGAGTGTGAGCTCAACACCCCAAGTGGTGTTTTCTGGTCCCTTATAGTAATGGTGTGTATTGTTGATAGAGCAGGATTGTGGCAGATTGTCAAACATCCTAGTTAGGTTAAACTCTACATGTGACAGGACATGTCTCCTATCGATCTTGTATTCACCATCACAGGATCTTCCTGCTAATGCAAGAAACATTAGGAGTTGAATGATCCCGCATTTCCAGAGGTTGATCAGTCCCTTGGTAACACATAACAGTGACACAATCACTAGAGCAACATTGAAAGCCATGTTCAATGCTTCTGGTATCGATTGCATCAAAGTTATGAATTGCCCCATGATCAAGAGTAAGGCGTAGACTTGTATGCCTAGGATCCACTGTGCG